TACTGGGTTACCATCAATGTAATTAACATCGATAGTTCTAGTAGCTGTAGGGAATGCTGTATTAGTACCTCTAGTTTTACCATCTACAGCAATGCCTAAAGCTGCCGCAATACAAACCTCATCAATCTTACGCTTCCAAGCTGCAACACCTAACTTGACATAAGAACTTGTCGGGTCAGTTAGCATTCTTGCAACATCAAGCTTTTTATCAACAAAAAGAGCTACATCATATTGCGTAAAATCAACCGAACGCATTGTGTGTGCAACATCAGAGTATGAAGTTGTTTGATTTGGTGTAGTGTTTGCGGACATCGAAATCGAGCCGATACGTGGGAAAAATTTAAATTCTGAATTAATATCACCTTTTTTAACAATGCCCTCAAATACTGAGTCCATTTGCTGAGACAAAATGTGTAAATTTGCCTCGTATGTATTAATCCAGTTTTGATCAACTGAATAAACCATTATTTACCTCTATTAAATTTGTGTTACTCAAAAGAGTAACGTATAACTAATTTCTTCTAACAAGAACTACCCGTAACACGGATTCTTAAACAATGAACTACCCGCTAGCGGATTCATTGAGAATTAATTATATATTACACTATTTTCAATAAAGATTCAAAATTTCTTTAGTTTCTTATATACTTCCCAATTTCTTTAGGGTTTGATTTATTTATCGCTTCTTGCAATTCCCTTCTTACGCTTTCAGGCATATTACGCCCGCCATTAGTATAGTAATCATTAAAGTTATTTCTATCACTTAATATTCTACCTGCTACCTGTTCAGGTGTTTCTTTAGCTGATAAATTCGCTTGAGTTTGCCCGATATCCTTAGGCGTATTCGTTAAAGCTACATCCTTCACAAACTTAAACAAATTGTTATCAGTATCAATTAAGCTCTTAAGCTTTTCATAATCTTCTACATTTTTAGTATTTTGCTTTAAAAATAAATCAACTTTTGTTTCAGTCGTTGATAAATCTTCCCATTTGCTGCGTTCTGCTTTAATTGCTTCTAACTGTGCCGCTTTAGAGGATTCTAAAACTTCCATTGCTTCCCTAGACATCTTAGCGATAGAGCCGATAACCTTATTTGCTTGAGTCTTAGTTAAGCCTGCCTCGTGAGCTGCCTTCTTAATTTCTTTTAAAACATTATCGTCAAACTTATAATCAGGCGTTTCAATCTCATAGCCATCTGCATTTTCAGGTCTGCCTAAGCGGTTAAATAATTTATCCCATTCTTCGGGAGCTGATTTTTCGTTAGGTAAATTTACTTTAGAGCCTACTGCTTTTTGTGCATGAACGTAACTTGTAACTAAACCTTGAACATCTTTTATCGGCTCTAAATTTTTTTGAAATGTTTCCCTTTCGGTAGGGTCTTGAATATTCCCTAAGTATTGAGTTTTAAACTCGCTAAAATTAAATGCTGGTGCTTCTTCGTTCATGTTAATATTCTCCTAAATTTGCTAAAAAATCTTTTTCTGTTAATTCTTTATTCGCTAAAAGCCTTAATACTACTGCTCTTTTTCCCTCAATAAAAGGAGTAAACTTTTCATCCCAACAAGGCTTATTAAATTCAGCGTAAAGCATTAAATCTGAAATAATTAAATCCCACGTTTCGGCGGGAATGCTTTCATAAGCCTGCTTAACCCTTTTTTTATAATCATCTTTGCTTTTAAATAGTGTAGCCACATAGCGGCTTATCGTCTTTATCATATTACCCCTTGTTGTAAAGCTACTGCTTGGCTTAAATCTTTTGCTGCTCCTGCTGCACCTTGCATATTCGCTACTTGTGCGGTCTCTTCCCTGCGTGCTTTTGCTTCTTCTAATTCTGCTGGTGATTTTAACACGCTTAAATCAGCACCAATTTTCTTAAATACATATTGTATAAACTTCTCTTCTTTAATCGCTTCTAATACAGATGGGTCTATAGATTTAGTATTCGCTAAAGTTATTAATGCTCTTTCAAGTAAAGTAATTGATTGAGCGTTTGAAGCTTCATATAAAGCACTTGTAAAATCAACCTTTAACTCCATATCATCGGGAAAATCTATCATCTTCCATTCTTTAAGCTGATTAAAAACAAATAAAAACGCAGGAGCTAAAAACTCATCTTGAATGCGTAATATGTAATTTGTTAATTTTCTTACTCTTGAATTTTCACGCATACTCGTTTCAGTTGCGGACATTTCAGCATTTTTAAAATCAACCAATAAATCAGAAAAAAAGCTTTGTGCAATTCCGTTACGCCTGCGATCTTCCATCTCTAAGCTAACTGGTAAATTCGCCACTGTAACTAAAGGCTCTGGCTTGATAATCCCTGTTGCTAAAGAAGCCTCTTGCATTGATAAATAAGTCATCGCTTTAGGACTTAAATCTAAAGCCTTCCCAGTATCGACCAATAAATCATAAGGTACTGCCATTGGCGGCGTAACCATTGCCTCCGCTGCACCTAGATTAGATTCGATCATGCTATTTAAAACTTTAATATCGGGCAAAGCTTTATGCCCTGGACCACGCCCGTAAGAAGAACCTGCTTTACGCTTCCAAGATGGAGCGAGTATCGGGAATTGAGAATAGCCATCTTCCCATATCTTGATTTTCGTATCATAAATAAAATAACAAGACACATAAGGCTTAGTAGTAGTTATCTTGCACCCTAAAGATTTAGCATATTCGGTTTTCATTATTGAATGTAATATATCTACGTTTTTCTTTCCGCTTTCCCTAAACTGCTTTTTCTCATAATCACCGCACTCGGCTTTTTCTAAATTATCAAATTCAGCTAACAAGACATCTAAATCTAACTTATATTTTCTAAAGAAATAAAATACATCCCCATAGCTATTTCTTTTAATATAACAATCTTGAGGCGGCAAACGGCAAAAGCGAACATAGCTAGATTTACCTTCAATCGTTGAGTGCATATAGCCATAACCTTGACCGTATAAAATTAAATCATCCGCGATATCTCCAAATGTTGTATAAAAATTCGCTTTGCTGCGGCTTAAATGCTGCAAAACTAAATTAGTGCCAATCTGCAAGTTTTTACTTAATTCAAAATCTTCTTCTTCACTAAACCCTTCAATGTTTAAGCTTCCCCATTTCTTGCTTTCCGTTGCCAGCATGGATACTAAAGCACTGCTTAAATCTTCCGCTGCCCTTTCAGGAGTCGAATCTAAAATTTTAGTTTGATCAACAAATCCGTCAGAAGAACTTGTATTAAAACCCCTTGATTCAGGGCTTAAATGTTCAGATATTGCCCGCCATTCATTATCGTAATTAGAACGATCTGCTGCACAATCGCTAAAAGCTTTAAATAATTTTTCGTTCATTCTTTTTACTTTTAGGCAGGATTAATCCCCCACCAAATTTATTAGCTTCATCTTGCTTCGCTTGTTCAAGCGGCGTTAATGGAATATTTGTATCAAAATCGCTTATCGTTTTTCTTTCTGCCAATAAAGAAAGCTGCTTTAAAGCCTGCTTATTAGCTTTACGCAACGCATAAGCTGCCGTTTCTTCTTCGCTTAAATCTTTTGGAACGCCACCTGATACCATGCTCTTATTTTACACCACGTTTATAATTTGCAAAGCTTGGTAACTCAATCATTTTTTTATGCCTCTGTAAAGAATGAACAGGAATTACATCTAATTTAAAGGCACTTGCCATACAGCGAACCGCATCTGCGTTATGCGAATGCTTATCATGCACTGGAACCTTAGTAAAAACTCCCTCTGCATTTTTCTTTCGTTTATAATTCCGTAAATCATTGATTAATCTGCGGCATCTTTCCTTATCAAAAAAACAATAAGCTAAAACTTCTTGTACCCATTCAATATTTCCCGCTAAATCATTCGTTTTCGGGATAATAACAATCTTTAAACCCTTCTGCTTCCGTAACGTTTCCGCCCTTGATTGCAATTTATCCATTTTATCTTGGCGTTTCGTTGCATCCCACGGCAAAAACCATACATCAATTGTATATTTATTGCGTATCATGTCCGTAAACTGCCCACTAGCCATATCTTTAGAAACAAAATTATCAACAATGTGTATTGTATTTTTATCAGGGTGTTGATGAATTACAGCAGTCATCAAATCTTCACCCTCCGCTAAATCTAAACTTGCAAAAGTCTGCAAATTTGAATTGTGCGGTACATGCGTTATTCTGCCCTCTTCATCTATAGCGTGCATTTGATGTTTAAAATAAGAACCACTAGCACTTGCCTTGAAAGAACAATAAAATTCTTGCATCGCAGTTTCAGGATCCATGCCTTTAGCGATTAATTCATCAACATACTCTTTAGTAATTACTGGGTCGCCATCGTTGTAATAAGTATCCTCAATCCCATATAACCAAGCACGCTTTTTATCAGATTCATGCTCAAGGTTATACATATAATCCCTGTGTGCATGATTTTCACCCTTAGGAGTACCAACCTTAAAACTAAACCCTCCATTCTGTGCAAGAATTGGCGAAAAAATCTCTTCAAAAACCCCACTTCGCCATTCAGGGTACTCATCACATATAACCCCAATTGGATTTAAACCCCTTAAATGGTTAGCCGTTCCATCTGCACCAACTACCCCAACTAAACGATAAACTGAACCATTAACTAACTCTAAAGTCATCGCATGGTTATCTTTACGCTTCCAAAGCTTTTTAGGGAATAACTCCAAGTAAGGTATCGCCTGTTCATCAGGATCACGTGTTACCCTACCTAAACCATTCCATATCGCCGCCCTTGCTTGCGTTAAACTCGGGAAAGCATGTATATATAAACCCCTATCCTCTAACATTCGAGGTAAAGCAATACATAATGGGATAGCCGTACTCTTCCCCGCACGCCTATGAACTATAGCAATCCCATCTAAATGCTTCTTTAACCGCCCCTTATCATCACGCTGATTAAAAAACTTAAACCATTCAAATTGATAAAACGTCGGCTCAAACTTCCCCCAAAGATTACCTAAAATCTCATTACATTCCTCAGCAGTTACCTTACTATCAAACGTCTCAACTGGAGCTACATATTCACTTGCATCATAAACATTCTGATAATGCAAAGGGTGATTCTTATCTTCTGCAATCTCACGCCAGTTACTAACTTTAGAAAGTTCATCACTCAACTTTTAACCCTAATCCCATTCGATTTAAATTATATCTAAGCTCATTAAATCCATCAGATCTAGATACAGACTTTCTTTTTTTCAATTTGCTTTTTAATTGCTTTTCCGTTAAAGAAATTAAATCCCTAACAGTTAAAACCCCTGCCAGTTCCAGTCCTTCAATAAGTTGAACCTTATCGCAAAACACCCAGTAGGCTTTATCCTCACGAAGCTCTTTAATTGGAAATTCTAAATCCTCCAAAGAAACCTTCTCTTGCTCCATGTAATGGAACCGCAACTCCGACATTCTTGCATTTATCTGCCCTGCAACATTAAGATAAGAACGTAAGTGATTTTGATATAATTGCCCCCTGCTTGAAACTTCCATTAAAAGCAAAAACAAACGACAAGCAAAGATTTGCTTAATAATTTCACTGCTAGAACGATCTTTAGAACTAAAATAAGTATCAATATTCCTTTCTGTTGAATAATAAAAATTACTGCATTCAACATCCCAAACTAAATTTTTAAAAAGCTCAAAATATAACCTAATTTCTCGCCTAACCTTTGTTTTTAAAATATCAAAGCCCGTTTCAGGGTCAATCTTCCCAATATTTAACGCATCAATAATCCCATCAATCCCCCCAAATGGCTTAAAAATATTTAAAATACCTTCTGCCTGCAAGCC